TATAGACAAAAAAAATATCTATCCAATTAACAATATAGACACACAGTTTGCGTTTCCCCTCTTGTTCCAATAACTGGGTGAAAAAATCAGCATATGTCTCTGCTGCGATATAATATGGTTTGAGAATAGCAATATTTTCAGCAGTTGTATATGGTTTAATTAACGATTCAAAACTATCCCAGTCCAACTTTAGGGTCGCGTCATTCAAAATAGTAATACCATTTGTATACTGGTTTCTTAACTTAGAGTCTAGAATATGTGCTCCAAAATGGCGTTCATACCACGTCTTAGAATGTTCGGCAATAGAAAAAAACATTAATGTGATTGCCTTATTATTGTCACAAGTGATAGTACTATTGTCCGTTAGAGTAAACTGTTTTACATATGGATATCGTTTCTTTGCTTCAGACAATGCTGTTTGTATCATATGAATCGTTTCAGTGCCTCGTTGTAACTTAGGACTAATCGCACATTGGCTATCCCACGCCAAAATAGGCAGT